ACCGGCGCTTCCACGACAAGCAACACCATGTATGGTATCAATATCGACATGGATAATACCACAGCCACCGATGGCGCCAACTACATGTATGGTTTACACGTCACCCCAACGCTTACGCATGCCCATCCCAGCGGCAGTAGCTTTGTATATGGTGCGCTTATCAACGCACAAGGCGGAACAAACGGCTCTAGCTTCGTTCAAGGCGCAAGAATCGAAGCAGGCGGCGGAGATGTCAACTATGGACTCCAACTTGATGTTGAGGACGGTGGTGTTGATCTTAGAATTGAAAGTTCAGCCAATAATGGCGATTACTTCCAGATTCAAACCACCACCAACGGCGCAACCACACTCACAACCGTTGATGCCGTCGGCTCTCTTGCGGATCTTACATTTAATGTCGATGGAGATATTACTTTAAGTGCGGTTAACTCCGTTGCAATCGGGAATACCTCAAAGACCATTTTTACTCCAAGTAGTGTTCATAATTTTACAGGCGATGATGCCAATGCAACAATACCAATAACATCTACATATGCGAAGATAGATGCTAATGGCTCTGCGCGAACTGGTATGAGATTCGGAGGAGCCGGCACAGCAGGGCAATTTTTAATTGTTGAAAACGCTGGTGGAGAGAATGTGACTTTTCATACATCCGGTGGTACCGCTTTAATAACAACAAACGTTGATAATGATACTATGATGCCGGGAGAGATATTTACATTTATTAGCAACGGGAGTGCATGGTTCTTGATGGGTGGAGACCTACAGGCTGGATAATACATAAGGAATACATACCCACTGATTTAGTCCTTTTCTTGATATTAGCACTATTTACATTTGATAATAGTATTATTAGGAGAAAACTTAATGTCCTCAATGTTAGAACAGGCAATTGTAGATGCAGCAGCACTCAGAGAGGCAGCCCTCAAAAATGCCGAACAATCAATAATTGATAAATATGCTCCCGAAATCAAAGCAGCCGTTGATTCTCTTTTAGAAAACGATCAACGCAATTTCCAAAAAGGGGATGTTGTTAGGTACGAGGGTAGATTTGCTAGAGTTACTACCGAAAGTGATAATAATAAAGTTGGAATCACAATGGTTGGTGAAAACAAAACTCATTTAGTGATGGAATCAGATCTAGAAGAGTCAAATGAGAGCGACTTATTGCAAGAGGAAGAGGCCAATATGTCTCTTGGCGCAACAGAAAGCACAACTCCTAGTCCATATCAGGCACCCCCAGCATATGCTGATCTTAGTCCCGATCAACCAGTTGACTTGAATATGTCATTGGAATTTGATCCTAGTGTGTTTGGTATAGACCTCAAAGAATTAACAGATTCTGAGACCCCTCAGGAAATGATGGGTGATGACTTAGGAGGTACAGCCGAAGAGGACCTCTTAGGTGGCGATGAAGACCTCTTAGGTGGACTTGGTGACTTAGGAGGTGGTGAAGAACCTGCCGAAGCCCCAGAGGATGAAACTCTTCAGGAGATTATGAACATTTTAAGTGAAATTGAAGATGAGCAAGTCTTAGAAGAAGAGTTGGTTGTTGACATGGCCGGACAACATAAAAACGGTACATTTGAAACTAGCCAAGCAGCGTTGGGTTACCAACAAGAAATGGAGCTTGCTAGAATGGAAGCAGACGACCATAAAGAAGATAATGAGCTTTTGGAAAAAAGATTAGAAGAACTCGACGAATCACTCAAAAGGTCTCAGAACCAAACAAACGAATTTAAAAACATTATTAATAAGATGGAAGAGGTTCTAAGTGAAACTCTTTTATCAAATGCTAAATTGCTTTATAGCAATCAAACATTACGCGATGCCTCCTTGAATGAGCGACAAAAACGAAAGATTGTTGAAGCCATCGCAACGGCAAATACACCAGATGAAGCAAAGATCCTACAAGAGACTCTTAGAGCTACAGTGGGCTCCACAAGAAAGAGTGGGCCAAAATCATTGAGCGAGTCAGTTCAGCGTAGATCTAACTTATCAGGTATATTGCCACGAAAAAAACAACCAGCACAAGAACTTACATTCGCAGATCGAATGAAGAAATTGGCTGGTATTGATTAAGACATACTGTAGGAGGTATTAAAATGTCTATTGTACAAAAACTTACTGAAGGTATCGTAAACCGTGACATGAAAGCAGAAGGGCAAGCTCTTTTGAATAAATGGACACAAACCGGTTTGCTTGAAGGCCTTGAAAATGAGCGACAGCAACATAATATGGCTCGTCTGCTCGAAAACCAAGCGAAAGAACTTCTTCGTGAAGCTTCTACCTTGGGTGCTGGCGATGTTGAAGGCTTCGCCGCTGTAGCATTTCCAATTGTTCGACGTGTATTCGCCGGACTTATCGCTAATGAACTTGTTAGCGTTCAACCAATGAGTCTACCTAGTGGTCTCATTTTCTTCCTTGATTTCACATTCTCGGATGCAATCGGCGGCATGCCTCGTATGGGTAATACTGCTGATAAATCAATTTATGGTACCGACCAAGTTGGCTCCGAAATAATCGGCGGTGTTACACTTGTTGACGCTGGTGGTAAAGAAGGATTTGGCGGACCTCTTCGTGAGGGCGCTACAGGTTATGCTTATGCATCTCCAAGTGGTTCTGTTGCTGCTGTTGCAACGGGTGATGGCCGCGCCCTTGTCTTTGACTTGGACGGCTCTGTCTCTGAAGCTAACAAGAAATATATTCAGTATGACCCAGATCTTCTGACGATTACTGATAGCACTTATAAAGTGGTTGTTGTGGATCTTAAAAAATCAGCTATGACTTGCACCGCAGGTGACCCTGATTTTGACAATCTATCTGCATTTCAATTCGCTGTTACTGACTTAGCAACAGATATTACTGCTGTTTCTAATGCTGGTACAATGAAGCAGATTCGTCGTCTGACGGATAAAGTTGCTTCTGCCGATGCTCTCAACACACAAGGTGAATCAATTCGCTTTGTATTCTCAATTGAAACTGGTGGCGCTTCTGTTGCTGCCGATGCTGCTTTGGCGAATGCCACTAATGCTGCTCATATTACAGTGCCTCTTAAGGATCAAATCGATGCATCTAGTACCGTTGGTGCTGTTGTTGGTGATCTGTTCCCACTGGAAGCGGAATCTAGCATTCCTGAGATTGATATCAAGGTTGATTCAACTGCGATCACCGCTCAAACCAAGAAGCTTAAAGCTAAGTGGTCCCCTGAGCTTGGTCAAGACTTGAATGCTTATCACAATCTTGATGCTGAAGTTGAATTGACTTCTATCCTTTCTGAGCAAATCGCTCTTGAAATCGACCGTGAGATCCTTGCCGATCTTGTGAATGGTGCAACTGCTGGTACAATGTACTGGTCTCGTTCGCCCGGTCTTTTCGTTAATCGTTCAACTGGTGCTGAACTTGGCGCAACTGCGGCTGCTCCTGACTTCACCGGAACTGTTAGCGAATGGTATGAAACTCTTATTGAGACCATCAATGACATTTCTGCTCAAATTCACAGAAAGACACTTCGCGGTGGAGCTAACTTTGTAGTTTGCGGCCCTGAAGTTGCTAATATCCTTGAGTTCACCTCTGGATTCCGTGCTAACGTTACTGCTGACGCTGATAAAGGCGACATTGGTGCCGTTAAAACTGGTTCCTTGAGTCGTAAGTTCGACGTTATGGTTGATCCTTACTTCCCAAGAAACGTTATTCTCGTTGGACGTAGAGGAAATAGCTTCCTTGAAAGCGGTTATGTATATGCACCTTATGTGCCTCTACAAACCACACCTACGATCTTCGGGCCTGAAGACTTCGTTCCACGTAAAGGGGTAATGACCCGTTACGCGAAGAAGATGGTTCGTCCTGATATGTACGGTCTTGTTATCGTTCGAGGGCTTCTTGGAGAGAGCGGCGCAAGCTAATCTAAACTGAGAAGTTAAAAAAGAACCCCCTTCCATTTTGGTTGGGGGTTTTCTTTTTGGCAACACTATTTACTACTGAATGCGTCTTGAGCGCAAAAACGATTTATTGATTATAGGAGATTATATAAATGTCTAAATTAGGAAGATACGCCTCTCAGCGAATGAAGGTTGAAGCAATCGCTTCAGGGGCTGAAAAAACTGTTGAAGTTTCCGATTGTGGAACAATTTTTTCTGTAAGTGCTGCCTCAGCAACATATTTAAACTTACCCACAGTTGCTAATGCTGGAAAAGGCTGGTGGATTAGGGTTGTAAAAGCCTCTGCTGCCGCTGGTGCGATTATTACGATTCACTCTGGTGGTGGCTCAAGCACTGGTGCGACTGCTGGTGAAGATGTTTTTCATGGCTCTGCTAATGAAGGGGATGATTCCTCTGTAGGAGTAGCGGCGACAAACGGTACTGCTGCGGATTCTCTTGATATTGCTGCTGCTGCCCATCAGGGAGCTTTTATAGAAATCTGGTGTGATGGAACATTTATGTACTGGACTGGACAGTCAGCTATTGACTCTGGTTTAGTAGTAGACTAACCTTAATCTCCTCAAGAAAAAGTCAAAGCTCACTTCGGTGGGCTTTTTCTGTTTGAGAGCAAAAAACCCAGAAAACACAATATCCAAAATTTTATTTTCGGCCGATTTTTGAGGTTTGAATCTATTTATAACACTACCAAGGAGTTATTATGGCTAGAAGATCACAGCGTTTAAGACGAAAAAGAAAAATTGATAGAATGAGAGCAAAAGAACAAGAAGCAAAGATGGTGAAAGTTACCGAAGGTAATTCGGTTATTTTAGAGCGCATGAGAAGCGTGTCAGCGTCTTGTGACAAAGTACTACAGTCACTCGCAACATCTGAGAATATAACTATCGAAGAAGGGGCCCCAATGGAACAAGAAGCAGGCTCTATTGTGAATATTGCAGAGCCAATTGTAGAGTTAAATGAGACTCCAGAAAAGAAGACCAACCTTAAGAGAATGACAAAGAAAAATTTGGTTAATTTGGCGCAAGAATTAGAAATTAAAGTTTCGATGTTCATGACCAAGGCCAATATTATAAAAGCCATTGAAGCCAAACAATAGATACAAGACTATTTACATTGATTGGAGGTTTCATGAATGTCTTTACCAACTTTAACA